AGGACAAAATGTACTTTCATACTAGAGGAGATAAATAAATGGCTACAGGATTCCCAGCAGTAACGGGTGACGTTATGACCGCAGGCATGTTTAACGGCCTAGTGGCATTTACCCTTAATGCTCAGACAGGCACTACCTATACAGCGGTATCAACCGATCAGTACCAAGTGCTAGTAACGATGTCTAATGCATCGGCTAACGCGTTTAAGATCCCGACTAATGCATCCGTGGCGTTTGCTATTGGAACAGTTATTACGGTTATGAATATCGGCGCAGGTGTTTGCACGATCTCAGCTACAACTAGCGGTACTACTACTGTGCTAAGTGCCGGTGCTACAGCTGCTAGTCCTACCTTGGCGCAGTACAAATCAGCAGCTTGTATTAAAACTGGTACAGATACTTGGTACGTTGTAGGTGCGGTCGCATAATGTTAAATGTTATTGTCGGAGTTAATTCAATTCCCGTGCCGCCTACCTTTAGTACCGATGCTTTAATCGTTGCAGGCGGCGGTGCTGGTGGATTTGGTACTAACACTATGGGCGCAGGCGGCGGCGGCGGCGGTGGCTATCGCACAGTTACATCTACATTAAATATAAATACAAATTACACGGTAACTATTGGTGCAGGTGGTACTAAAGGTGCTGGCGTAAATGGTGAAGGTACTAGCGGCTCAAACTCAGTATTTAATAGCACTACATCTGCAGGCGGCGGTTATGGTGCAGGCCGTTATAACCCTAGTGGCGGCGGCTTATCTGGCGGTGCTGGTGGATCAGGCGGCGGCGGTAATGCTAACTACGGTGTAGGCGGTGCAGGTAATACGCCAAGTACATCCCCAGTTCAAGGTTATGCAGGTGGTACGGGATTTGGCGATGCTGCTAATACAGGCGGTGGCGGTGGTGGCGGTGGATCGTCTGCAGTCGGCGCAACAGCGACCACTATCGCAGGTGCAAACGGCGGTGCTGGTACAGCTAACTCAATTAGCGGCACATCACAGGTTTACGGCAGCGGTGCAGGTGGCGGTTCAAAAAATACTGGTAACGCAGGCGGCACAGGTGGTACTAACGCAGGTAATGGCGGTGGTTCAGGTGCAAGCACAGCTGGTACTGCAAACTTTGGTGGCGGTGGCGGCGGTGCTAAGGGATCAGTAGGTGAGGAAGGAAGTAACGGCGGTTCAGGTGTAGTAATTCTTAAATATCCTGATACTAAAACTATTACTATTGGTGCAGGTTTAACTGGTACAACTGGATCGCCTTCAGGCGGCTACAAAGTAACCACAATTACCGCTGGTACTGGAAATGTGAGCTGGACATAATGGCACATTACGCATTTTTAGATGAAACAAATACAGTAACTGAGGTAATAGTCGGTGTAGATGAAACCGAACTAATTGAAGGATTAGACCCTGAAACTTGGTACAGCAATTTCAGAGGCCAAGCGTGTAAGCGCACAAGTTACAATAACAATATTCGTGGCATCTATGCAGGTATCGGTTACAAGTACGATCCTGATAAAGATGTTTTTTACGATCCAGGTGCGCCTTATGACCGCGATCAGTTATAACGGCTGGCCAGCCTCTAAAGAGGTTGAGTCGATCCGTATCAAGTCTTACCCAATTAAGGGTACAAAGATTAAGCTGCGATGCGCCTATTTTGCTGCACCTTTATTGGTTGCATTTGCTGAGCAGTTTAATGAACTGATCGAGCCGATCGATGGCGGCACGTTAGATGACTGGGGCTACTGCTACCGCGATGTTCGAGGCGTACCGGGCAAGTTAAGTAACCACAGCAGCGGTACAGCGATAGACCTAAACGCGACTAAGCATCCGTTAGGTAAAGCTGGTACTTTCCCAGCTGAGAAAATTCCAATGATCCAGGCATTGACTAAAAAATACGGCCTTAACTGGGGCGGTAATTGGACTCGGAAAGACGAGATGCATTGGGAGATCGCACAAGATCCCGTAAAGACAGCAAAACTAATAGAGAAGTTAGGATTAAGTTATGCCGACTAGCGCACAAGTAACAGTAACCACGACAGCCACGCTTTTAGTAGCTGCAAATATTATGGATCAGACAGTATGGCTACACAATTTAGGTGGCGGTGTTATTTATTTAGGCGATGCTAACGTAACTACAGCAAACGGTTACAAGATGGATAATGGCGATAAAATGCAAGTACCTGTTGGCGATAATGAAGGCCTATATGGAATTGCTGCATCGGGTACTCATACGATGGCAATACTTAGACAAGTCAATTAAGGGCATTTAGGAGTAAGACCATGAAAGAACAAGCTAAGGCCGCTGGCCTGTCATATCTACGCGCTGCTTTTAGCTGCGCAGCTGCGCTTTACATGTCCGGCATTACCGACTGGAAAACACTAGGTAATGCATTTATTGCTGGACTACTTGGCCCATTATTGCGCGCCATGAATCCTAGCGACAGCACTTTCGGCGTTAAGTAATGACTGCCGCCCAGTCGCTAATAGCCATAGCCATAGGCATCTGTACGCTTATGGGGTTTGCGGCTGGGCTGGTACGCCATCTGGTTAAGTATTACCTAAGCGAGTTACGCCAAGATGGCAACGGCGGCCATAACCTACGCGGCCGTGTGGATCGTATTGAAAGCAAAGTTGACTCGATCTACGAGATGTTGCTGCAGCGTTAGGGCGTGTCGGTTATTGCCAACTGTCATACCCAGGCTTTACCCTTAATTTACACGTTAGGCAGGGCTACCTAATTCGGTGTAGCACGGCTTAACCCAAACAAGGGCAAAGTAAATGGATATAGAAAAGGTAGTAGCGTTAGTAATTCTTACTAATATCGGTTGGTTCGTAGTAGGTTGGTCGGTTGGTTACAAAGAAGGCGTTAAAGATGGCTTTAATCGTGGCCGCGCTGCAGGTTTAAGAGCTGCATTTAACACAGCTAAAGAGATCGTAAAGAACTCATGACTTTTAACCTGGATAACTACGAGGATGTGAACAGCCGCATTAAGCGGTTTAGAGAAACCCATATCTCAGGCAGAATCATTACTGAGATCGTTGAGTTAAACGTCAAGGATGGCTACGTCATTATCCGTGCCAGCGTATTCCGTGAGCATGAGGATGTAGTCCCGGCGGCTGTAGATTATGCCTATGAGCTGCGTACTGATCGAGGCGTAAACCGTGATTTCTGGATAGAAAACTGCAGTACCAGCGCGATCGGTCGAGCCATCGGCCTATTAATGCCTAGCGATGCACGGCCTACACGGCAGGATATGGAAAAAGTGACACGCCTACAGGCTCAGCCTGCAGTAGAGGTTGATCTATGGGCGACTACACCTACAGTACAGGTTGAAGGCGTGGGAAGTGTGCGGCCAGCAGCTGAAACGATCGCAGACATTAAAGCGCAATTAGGTGGCGAGATATTAGATCCTGCGCCTATCTGCTCACACGGTAGGATGGTTTATAAGGAAGGCGTGAGCCCGAAAACTGGCTCAAAATATCGCGGATACACCTGTAGCAGCAAGTCACGCGGCGACCAATGCAAACCAGTATGGCTATAACCGAGATGGCGCAGATCGTGCAGGTTATCCTAGATAGATCGCAGGAATTACAGGCAGCAGCTAGTGGGTTTGCCCGTAGTACAGGCGAGAAGGCTAATACGCCCGATCATGCTGGCCGATATAACACCAAGATTAATTTTCATGAGTTTGTAGCTGAGCATAGTGAAGCTGCAGGCGCGGAGATCGCGGTCGCGCAATACATGGGTATTCGTAACTTTATACCTACCGTTAATACTTTCCACGATGAACCCGATATAACTATGGGAAACCTAGGCTTTGAAGTTAAGTGGACTAAGTACATAAATGGGCATTTAATCATCCACAAGGATTACCCACGTTTAACCGATGTAGCCATACTTGTAGTGAATAAGTCACCCGTCTATCAGATCATAGGCTGGATGCCTGTGGTATGGGCTAAAAAGGCCAAATACTATAACCCTGCCGATGGCAATTTCTGGATATCTCAGCGTGAGTTATTCGAGATGGATACATTAAGGAAGTCCGTATATGGCACTACTGAGAATTAACTGCCGTGTTTGCGCCAAGATAGGTAACGGCATGCAGACTCACACAATCGTTGAGGAATTTACAAACCTACCGCCCAATATCGTCTGCGTTCAATGTTTGGGATGCGGCGTGATGGGCATAGAAATGCTGCTCGATAGCCAACGGCCAACCGATGAGGAGATACTGCATGACTAAGCACAGTAATGAATTAACCATTGTATGCAACTGCGATGATAAAGAGCAGATGGCCATGTCCGTACACGTCATAAATGGCGTTGTACCTATCGTTGTAGTCAAGTGTGATAACTGCCTGGCTAACTATTCGATCATCCCTAATTCGGTGCAAGATGCCTAGTTACCTATACCGATGCGATCAATGCGGCGCAGAATTAGAGATGAATCACCCGGTAAGCACACACGGCGATGCCGCACCTTTGTGTTGCAGCTACCCAATGATGCGCGTGTTTAGCGCGCCATCGATTATATTTAAAGGAACAGGATGGGGTAAAGATAAATGAGTAAACAAACACAATTAAAGTTTTACACAATTCTGGATAACGGTGTGTATAACTCATGCTGTGACAGTATCCAGTTCAAATACTTGTGTAAAACCTGTGGACAGAACGCAGGTTGCTATTTCTGCACTTTCGATCCTGAGTTAAAGCATGAGTGCGATGCCGAGAAAGTGTAAATTCACTGAAAGTGAAGTTCAATTCATTATCGATAACGCTTACAA